GCGACAGCCCTAGCCGAAAGGCGACAGGCTGTCAATATGATCGCGAAACGTGCGGTGCAACTTCGAAAGACAATACAGCAACTCAGGAAGTTCAACTTCAAGGGTGCTGCTAAGACCTTAGGGATCAAAGTCCCTAAGGGCGCGTCACGGAAGAAACAGTTCGCCGACAATTGGTTGGAGTTCCACTTTGGGTGGACCCCTCTTATCAAAGATGTTGGCGGTGCTGTTGAGATCCTGCAGGGACAACCGAAGTTTGGTAAGATCAAGGCCGTAGGCCGTCGATCTGACTTTTCTTCTTCGTTCCGGCAGTCCGTTGATTATCCTACGCCCTATCGGGCCTGGAATCATCATTTCGAAGCTTCGTGCTACTGTGGAGCAACCATCGTGGGTGTAAACCCCGACTTGCTCCTAGCCAACCAGTTGGGCTTCACCAGCCCGCAAACCGTAGCTTGGGAATCGGTTCCTTTCAGCTTTGTTGTTGATTGGTTCTCGAACGTCGGCGACTTTCTGGCACAGATGTCAGCCGAAGTAGGTTTCACTCTCGAGAGGAAGTGGAACGGTACCAAGTTTCAGGCTTCCGGTGTAGAAAAGCGCTTCCGGTGGCTTCAGGAGAGTAAATCTGCTGAAGCATCATCCGGTTTTGGTTATGTCTACGAAAGGTCGCCAGGGGTTCCCCTGATTACCTTGGAAGTCTACCCCTTCAAGGGGTTCTCGGTTCTGAGAGGGCTCACCGCCGTCTCATTACTCATCCAGCAACTCAAGAGATAGCAATACTGCTAACCTCTTCAACACACTCCAAAGGAGTTCTCTATGCCTTCCATGGCCAATATCACCGTCAAGAAGAACGACGGTACCACGGACGTGACCTACACCGCTGTTGTCCCCAGCGCCGGCGACAAGTCGCCGGCCGTCTGGCGCAACAACTCGATGGGATCGGCTCCTGCTCATCGCACGGAGTTCTCCATCCAGTCCCTCTGGAACGGTCCTCGGACCGCCCGGAAGGTGACGGGCAAGTTCATGTATCCGGTCACCGCTGTCGGCACCGATGGCAAGACCAATATCGTGGACCGCGGCTGGCTGACGTTTGAGGGCATTGTCCCTCAGACGATGGCCGACGCGGACATCAACGAGCTGGTCTCCCAGTCCGCGAACTTGATCGGCGCTACGCTGATCAAGGACTCGCTCAAGACGGGGTACGCCCCGACCTGAGTCTGTTTCTACTCCGGTAGGAGTAGTTTCGCTACTTGAGGTTATTCACCTCAGTCACTAGGAGACCACATGGTCAGTAAATCTCTTCCACGTGAAGTGGTGAGACCCATCCTCTGCCTCTGCGAGGACCTTAACACGCCGCGATCCCTGACCGTCTCTTTGATGGTCAGATTCGAGGAGTGGGATCAGTTGGTATCGCTAACCACCGATCCGCGTCTCTACCTAACAGCCACTGCCTTCTTCAAGGATAATCTCATCACTGAGCTTCTCCGGAAGAATTCCGATGTTCCCACAAGCTTCAACCGTAAGGAAGAGGCCCGTAAGAACTATCGGCTCGCAGAAAACGACTGTTATGCTACCAATGAACGGTTATCTCCTTTACTTTTCGGTGGCTCGCTACCGGGATCTGAGGGTGGGATAGAGTCAGTGGTGACTCGTCTCAGAAAAATGATAGCTGCGATTTTGGGGCCTTGTCCGAGCGACCTTAACGGGCGCTTTGGACCTGGGTCGACGTTTGAGGATCGGGGTCGTCTCACGACGGTTCCCGATAAGATGTCTAGTCACCCGACTATTACCTCCTCGGCCCTTGGGTATCTTTTCCCTTGGGCCGAGACAGCATGGGCTCGCGCCTGTGCTGAATATAGTCGAGGTCCCTCCTTTGTCCGCGGGAATCGGTTTCTTACCGTACCCAAGGATGCTAGGAAGGATCGTGGCATTTGCGTTGAGCCCTCTATCAATGTCTTTTATCAGCTCGCCTACGGCCGTGTCCTTCGGGACAGGCTACGGCGTGCCGGTATTGACTTGGTTGTTGGGCAGGAGTTACACAGGAGACTGGCTTGCGCCGGTAGCCTTGACTCCTCGCTTGCCACTATCGACTTGTCCAACGCTAGCGATACTGTCTCCCATAACTTGGTTAAGCTTCTCCTACCGGAGAAGTGGTACCAAGCTCTGAGTGCTCTCCGGTCCACTCACACCCTCCTTGACGGACGGTGGGAGAG